AGTAGAATATTACTACCGCACAATAGTCTTGTCAAGTAGATCTTTTGATATCGTTATCTTGCCGTTTTTGCTCTCGGTTAATAATTTGATATATTCTTTGTGAAGTTATCTGATATTTAGACACTAAGTCCACAATGGAAAACTTTTTGGAGTTGTAATCTTTTACAAGTGAAGCATTACGGGTTGTTTGTTCAGGACTTGGTTTACCAATAGCTACAGCGTTTTTATTTTTGGGTTTCATATTTAAATAACTTAACAATAATGCGGATAATTTTCCATCATCCCGCCACATCTCGGACAGACAACCAATTTACTTCCATTCCATTTCTGTGGTTCTTCTTCTCTTGTGCTTCGACAATTACAACTAGACATCCAAGGTGCATTTACTTTTCTACACCTGGGACATTCCCATCCTTTATCTATTACTGTAGGTTTATTTTTGTTGATATTCATATTCTTCTTTCCTCCAATACTTTCCACTATAAGAACATTTTTTACATACTTGATATTTAGCGTGTGTTAATTTTTTACAACCTATACATCTTTTCCTATTGGATTTATTTTTCATTTTTTAGTCACCTTTACAGTTGAGTATTTGTTTCAACGTGTGTTCAACTTTTACTAGTTCTTTCGCGTATTCCATAGTTTTATCGATATCTTTATAAGCACCTGGAATTTCGTCAACTAAAACATTAGATTTTCTATACTCGATTCCTTCCATTGCTTTATCTAAGTCCTTCATGTCAAACAGTTCTCTAGCTTTGTTTCTTGACATTCTCCTACCGGCTCCGTGAGGTGCAGATTTAAAACTTTCAATATTTCCAAGTCCAGATACAATATAACTTCTAGTACCCATAGAACCTGGTATCATTGCCTTTTTACCTTCACTTGCTTCAATTGCTCCTTTGCGTGTAATCCACACGTTATGTCCCATGTGATTTTCTAGCTGAGTAAAGTTGTGATGACAGTTTATTCTTTCGACTTCAAATTCTTTTTGATGTCCATTTTCACCGTAAACTTGATGACTTATATCTTTTAAAACTCTGTCCATCATTTCATCACGGTTTAGTTTTGCAAACTTCTGTGACCATGACAAATCCTTCATATAATTACTAAATTGTTCAGAGTGTATTGGTAAATATGCTAAATCTCTATTGGGCAATTCTACAAACATTTTTTCACAAAGTTCCTGAGCTTGTTTAATGTAACTCATTCCAACTTTATTACCCACACCTCTTGATCCAGAATGAAGTGTCACCCAGACAGTTTCTTCTTCGTCCAAACAGATTTCTATAAAATGGTTACCACCGCCTAAAGTACCAAGTTGTTCTCTCCAATTTCCCGACACCTTGTCTGTATAAGGAGTAGCCTCTAATTCTTCAATCCTTTCCTGTGCAGATTCCGTGATTTCTCTGTTATATTTGCCAGCACTCATTGGGATACTTCTTTCAATCGACATTCTTAATTTAACTAAATCTCCCAACTGTTCTTTTTTAAGATTTGTCTTAACTGCAATCATTCCACAACCAATATCAACACCAACCGCAGCTGGAATTATTGCTCCGTCTGTTGCCATAACAGTACCAACCGTTGCTCCCATACCATAATGACAGTCTGGCATTACAGCAATATGATGAAATATAAATGGCATAGAAGCAGTTTCTTTTATTTGCTCTTGGGCTTCTAGTTCGATTTCTTCCCAAGGTATAAATGTTTTTATTTTGTCTTTCATAATACTACCACCAGCTTACATTCAAACAACACTATTGTCAATAACATTCTTGTACTTTTTAACGCGTGTATTGCTACTTTGGCATTTTAAACACTTAATTTGGTTGCTTGTATTTGGTAAAAACCATTCTTTACAGTAAAAACACTTATTTAATGTTAGATATCTTTTTTTCATTTTTTGTTTAAAAAATCTAAATCCTTTTCAATTAAGCACCTAATATAATTTGCACTAGAACCGTATTCCATTATTTTCCTTTCAAGATATGGTTTTATCCTTTTGTCAAAAGTAATGTTAGTTGGCTGTATTATAAAAGTAGGCCATGGTCCATATATTCGTTTTGTCATTTTATTTCCACTCATTAAATAATGCTTCCAATTGTTCTAGTGTTATGTAGTAATCATTATTTTCTCCAACTGTCTGGTTATTGTTACGGGCAATCCCGACGGCTTTAGCGTAAATTTGTATTAATGTTGCAATTAAAAATTGTTTCATTTCTTCTCCTCTTTTATCTTTTTTTTGTGCCGTCTTTCATTTTCTACTTTGACCTGACAATTAGTACAGTATTTGCGTTTTCTAAAAGATAAATACTTTTCGCCGCATAATATACAAATACCTTGTGTATCACGGTGGTTGTTTATAGTTCTTCTCATTTAATAAGTTTAGTTATTGCGTCTTTTACTTCTTTAATTGCTTGGTTGTAACCGTAAAATTTATTTGTTAGTTGTTCATTCCAGTCGTCAATGTTCTTTTTCTTCGGCATTACCTTGAGTAATTCTTTGGAAATGAGAGAGAGAATTTTATCGGTTGCCTTCTCATAATCGGAGTGCAAATTTATGCTTCCCCATACATACTTTTTAATTATTTTTTCTATTTTCTTTCTTAAATTACTTTTCATATTTCTCCTTTAAGATAACCCCAAAATTATAACTACCGTCTTCAAACTCAAAACCAACAATCTGATGTTTTTTGTTACATAAAGTTAGAAACTCTTTGAAATCTTTTGGCAATCTGTAATAAGCAATACCACTACTTTCTGTCACTGCTAATTCAACGTCTATAGTTGTTATCTTCTTTTTCATTTATTAAATATCTCCTCAGCTATTTCAGCTTGTGTTTTGGCGGATATATTTTTCTTTAATTGTTGTTTTAACTTCAAATACAAAGACTGATCCGCACGGTATCTCCACCATTCATTGCTACTTTTAGGTGGTATGTTATCTTTCCACTTAACAATAAGCTGGTTTATCTTTAAAAGTATTTCTTGTTTATTCATATATATTTTTAACGAACCCCCCTCCCCCTACTGTACCCATACCGCTTTCTACCTTACTGTCTTTACTAGCTCTCTAATTCTTCTGTTACAAGTATCATCCTAAGCGGAGAACTTTTAAAAAAATTCTCCATTCCGCTTGAGGTAAACTTATTGGTTATTCTTAATCATATTAAATTTAATTGTTCTTTATGTACGGACGTACTTACTTTCCACATCGTCCAGTTTGTATATCCTTTCCAATAAAAGTTTGCTATTGGTCTTGCGTGTGAAGTTTTGCGTGTAGTTTGAAGATATCCTACTTTTTCGAAATCCGTTCTATTAAAAACTGCTCCATAAACTCTAGGGTCTACATTATCTGGGGTTGTAATTTGTTCGCGCACTTGGTCGATATTAACATAACCTTCGTGTTCTTTGGCTATCCTAACAGCGATCCAACGACAATTCTGAAGAAATTCTAAACGTGTTTTTTCGAATAGGTCTAGCGCTTGTTGTTTTGAAGTAGTATTATTGAACATAATTCTATTTGACTAGAACTAGATTAAGCCCTCGAAAACAATTTGTCAACGGGGGCTTTTTCTTTGATTTGACAATTGTCTTCGAATATTTCATAGTATAAGAACGTTAACTTGTCGTAGTTGTAATAGATGAAAACTCGTTGATAGTAAAACACCGGATCGGTTTCCAGTTTACCGCCGGTGTTTTTTTTGGTATGGGTATATCTGGAGCCTATCTCTTCTTGTTTAAGTTACTAATAAGTCTTTCTTCTTCATCGAAATGGGGTAGTTTGGGGTCAAGTCGTCTTACTTCGGCTTCTAAGTCTTTTCTCAACAACTCTGCTTCTGTTGGACGCGTTGAAGAAGTAGCAACAAAATCATCAGTCAAGTTACTAAGATGATTTAACTCGGCTTTTCTAACCAACGCATTTGCTAAATTAATTATTCTTTCTCCAGACATGGTTAATTTCCTCTTTTCCTTAAAAAATCCAATAACACGTTTATTATGTATAAAACCATTGAACCTAATACAAAGTTACTTGGTACAAAATCTGTTACCGCAAATCCTAGGTCTACTATTTGTGTAGCAACAAAACCAAGATAAATAATTCCCACTGGTGCAAAGAAGTCTAAGGTATTACTTAACCATTTATTAAAGTCAACTGTTTTTAATCCTAACTTCATTTTAATTCACCTACCTTATGCGTAAAAGCAAAGCTATTCCTAATAATATAAATGATATAAGTTCCATTGAATGTGCTATACGGTCCATTTTACTCTTCGGTCTTTCAAACAAATAAATACGGGCTGAGTCAAAAAACTTCTCAATAGCCCTCTCCACAGGAAATTTTGGTTTTCTTCCCATCTATCCCAATTTTTTAGCTAGTGCATAAAACCACTGGGCCAAACTGTTGGAAAATTGGGGTTCACCTGAAGCTAGTTGTGTCTGGAGCTTTTCAATCTTTTTAAAATCTTCAACTCTATTTCTTGTAAGTGTTTGAATTTCCCCTTCCTGTTCAAGTAATCTATCAGTAAGTTTCTTGATACTTTCAGCTTGTTTATCAACCGTTTTTTTAAGTCCCTCATAGTCTTTAGCTTTACCAAGTGTTTCTCTAAACCACCCTTCAAAGTTATCAGAGTTTTGTCCGTTTTCAACTACTAAGTCTTTCAACCATTTTGGCATATCTTCTGGTTGTATTATAACATTTTCTTCTAGTATTGGTTCAAGCCAACCAACAATATTTGAATAATCATGTGCTTGTAGGTGTGCTTGTCTACCATTCCAATTTTGTTCAAATCCCGTCCAAGCATTTACGTCACCTGAAATAAAGATAGATATATGTCCATATCCGCCACCTACACTTGTATTCCAAATAGGAATACATCCCTTAAAAGGAATATTAGTTGGGGTGTTTTGTACTTTTTTAAATAAAGTTGGTAGTGGAGAGGGAAAGTTTGTCCAATAGCCGTAGGCACTATTAGAGCCACTAGGAGGGGCATTTATACCAAACACCTCATGGATGTATAGTTTGCAGATGCTAAGGCATTCTCCGTTGAAACTGGAGTCTGTGGGATAACCTTTGGTCTTATCCTTGTACTTAGTTACAAAGTCATCAATCTTTTTAAATAATTCGTCTTTGGTCATTTGTTAACTTCGGCTGAGTGGTTGTCGAGCGATTCTTCCAACTCATCCATTCTGTCTGAAATATTTTCAAATTTAAGTGTAAACCAATCTTGTGAAGGATATTGACTAACTTTAGCTTCAATATTATTTAGTCTTACATTAAAAGCACCCCACCCCAAAATTATCGCTGCTGCAATAATAGCTAACTGTAGTCCATTTTGTTTTAACCAATCTTGCATAATTAATATTTAAGGGTCATTTGTCATAATTTAATTTTACTTACTTTAATCTTTGGTATTTTTGGCATTTTGGAAATTTAAGTTTCGGATACTTCAATTTTAGAATTGGTTGTTTTTTCTTTGTCATCGTTATATTTTACCTTGTTTCTTCAATAGAATTAGTTGTTTTTTAACATCGTCGGTTATTATTCCTAAACCAGTATATCTTTTAATCAAAGCGTTTTTCTCTTCAGGTGTATTTAATTTGTTTAGTTCTTTTATTATAGCCATTGATCTGTCACCTGATGCAACACTTTTGCTTTTAAGTGTTTTTTCCTCTGGTGTGACTTGTCTTTTTTCATCTTTGGCAACTTGTAGTAATTTATCATATAAATCTTTATTAGTAGATTTAATTCTTTGAACTGTAGCATTAGCTTCTTGTGCTGGCATAGACTGAAGTTGCTTGTAAAAAGTTTCGGCATTATATGTAGCCGTACTTCCTAGTGGTTTTTGTCCAAATACTTTTTCTGAGATTGTTTCAGCTATACCTTGTACTGGTCTTATTTGTGAAGTTTTTTGGCCAACAGGATTAACACCTTCGACGTATTCTGATTTTCCGTATGTTTGCGAACCTACGCCAAATATTCCAGGTAGTGCCATTACCAACCCCTGACCAATAGAATCTTTGTCTTTGGCTATGTCGTAAATATCTTGCAAAGCCATAGGAATAAATCTATTTATAACTTCAGTAGGAATATTAACTGGTTCTCCAACACCTGTTTGTCCAGTCATTAAAGCTGTAATAAAAGACGCAACGGGTGCTTCTTTTGCCTCAAAAAATCTTACTAAGATATCTTTCCTTGTAAGAGGCTTATATCCTTCACCCAAAGTAATTGTTTTACCCGTAGTTGAACTAATTACTTTTCCAGTAAGTAGTTGTGATGCTAATCTTATATATTGCTGAAATCCTCCTAAAACGTCATATCTGGTATTGCCTACTTTAATCTTTCCAAAGTCTGCATTTCTTGGATCAGTTTGAACCTCTGCTCCACCCAAACTGGCAAGTCCAAGTACGGTCATTGCTGTACCACCAAAGGTAAGTAACGACTTTAACGCCTCTTTTCTTACAAACGGATCGTAGTTTACATAGGTCACAGGGTTAAGTAAGTTAATACGTGATGCCATAAGCCTTGGTGAAAAAAGCGTTGCATTTAAAATAGGTGCGGCTTTTTGCATTGTTTTACCTAGGTTGCCTCTACCTGTGGCTGAGTTTACAAAACTAGATATGTCATCTAGTCGTTTTCCCTCAATCTTAAGTCCTTGTTTTTTGGCGGTATTTACAAGATCGTCAAACACATCAGCTCTTAATTTGTTGAGAAAACCTGAATAAGCTCTATTTGATCCTTTTGCTATGGTTCCAAACACAGGTATTTTTTCTGCAAGATTGGACATAAACGACTCTTCTCTATTCAGAAGTTGTGGTGACATGTCTGTCAATGCTAATTTACTTTCTCTCATTAACTGGTAGTTAGGTCTGGACTTGATGTTGTCCATTAATCCAACATAGGATTTTTCACTAAAAGCATACTTAAACATATCTTTAAACGCCGGAACCCATTGTTTGGGACGACCAATCAAAAATATACCTTGTCTCATTGGTGCTGATAAATCTGCTGTGGACATTACTGCTCTGGGAAGATTAAGAGCATTCTGAATCCCTGACCACAATCTGGACATAAACGGCCTTTTGTTTAGTATGGCTTGTATCATGTCTGGTGGAAATACTTCACTTAAAAGTTTTATTTCTCCTTTTGTTGGAACTTGTCCACCCTCTGCACCTAGAAGTTTTTTGAGAGCGCCTTGTCCTGTAACTTTTTCACCAAGTGTTAAATTACTTTTTTCTATTTGGTTAAACAAATAGTCAATATCACTTTGCTGTAAGTTTTGTCTTATTCTTTGAAATTCAACCTTTGGTAGTTCACCTTTTAACGCACCCAATTTCTTGTAAAATCCAGCTTCTCCTTCCATTCTTTGTCCTATACCTGCAATTTTGCCAAAACGTCTTGATCTTTCAGCACTATATAAAGCCTCTTGTTGTGATCTTATAGGTTTAGCTTCTGTTAAAAGTTGCGTTATCTTCTTAATAGGGTCTATACTTTCAGATGATGGAATATTTGAATCGCCACCACCTACTAATTGCTTTCCTTGTAATTGTCCTGGGATTTGTGATTGTTTGGTGGTTGGGTCAACCTGTTGAGTTAATTTACGACTCATCGGCTCCGCCACTTGATTGTTCAATGACTGAGTGTCACTAACTCCTTTAGGTACAGACAATGGCTGTTGTGCGACGTTGGGACGATAAATATATTGTCCACCAAGAGATTCAGTCTTGTCATCAAGAATATCGCTTAATTTAACCTTTTTGCTCACAACATTACCTTCTCCTGTATAGGTTTTCGCCAGCTCGTAGTCTGTCGTAATAAAATCACCAGAATTTATCTTCGTCTGACCCTTAGGGACTCCCCGATAAATCGTAATTGTTTCATTAGGAGATTTGCCCAGGGTCTTATCAAGTGTCGTGATGTTTTCTCCAAGTTTCATGTTCATTCTTGATTGAGGATTGTATTCTGTATTTACGGTTCCTGTTGGATTAAGGTTGGAAAGAGTCGCTGTTTTGGGTGTAGCGTTTTTATTAAACCAGTCTTTAATGGCCTCTTGGCTCTTGATTCCCTGTTCTCTAAGTAGTTCTCTGCCATTTTTGCTGTACAAAAAGAATTCGTCAGCATCCTGGTATTTAGAGGCTTCGTCGTACAATCCAGCTTTATTAGGTGTGGTTAAGGATGGCTGTTGTGCGACGTTGATTTGTCCTTTTGTCTTAATTATAGACGGGTCAAAAATAGTGATATTATCTCCCACTTGCACCCCATCATAGCCTTGCCTGATTAAGTCTTCCGTTTTCAGCCTGTAAGCATCTGCATCTGTTGCTTTGAATAATTTAATGTCTTTTGGCAAATAAGACTCAACTACATCACCAAACCCCTTAGCATTTGCTTTGTTAGTTGTTAAATATGTTCCCTCACCAAAAGCAGGAACACCAGTCTTGATTGGCATTTTCTTAAAACCTTCTTTGTTCACCTTGTCCGCAACATCTGTTCCATGATAAAAAGGTTTTTTTACGTCGTACAATCCAGCTTGTGCGTCCCCTACTCCTTTAGGTTGGGTTAATGGATAACCATTTTTAAGCCAATATTTGCCCGCTTCTGGAGAGCTACTAATATTAGCAATCTCTTTCCCTGTTGATTTCTGTTGCAAAATTTCTTTCCATCCCCCTTCATATTTAACTGTCTTTTTAATTAAGTCTGATGGTAATATTACTTCTCCCTCTACTCCTTTAGGTTGGGTTATTTGGTCTTTTACTTTTGCATAATCTTCAACTGATAATTCGTTTATATCTTTGGTTGTCATACCTGGTTGAATTTGTTTAATTTTGTATTCCCACATAGGCATTTTTATTCTTTTGCCGTTTTTATCTAGTTTCATAGTAGTTACTTGTGTAGTCCACTTTCTTGCAACTTCGTTAAGTGCGTTACTAACAGCTTGTCTTGATTCTTTGTTTATAGCTGTATTCCAAGTACCCTGTGCACCCGCAAAAGCTAGATTAGTTACTATGTTTCCAGGAAGTGCTAAAAGCCAATCTTGCATAAATGATTTCTGACTATCACCATCTAATCTATCTAAGAAAGTAAAAGCGGTATTTTCCGCCGGAACTTCTGCCAAAGCCCTTGTAAATACTTGCTTAAATCCTTGTGCAACCTGTCCTGACTTAAAAGGTGCTGTTAATGCGTTACCAACTAAATTAGGTGCAATTTTACTTAACACTTTGTCAGTTAGTGCGTTGGTAATTGCTAAAGTCCAAGAATTTTCTACTCCGCTTTGAATATACTTAGTTGCTTGTTCTTTTGTAGGTAATCCACCACCTGTAAGTAACTGTGATCCTGTACCCATACCAAGTCCCAATCCTCCACCCGTTACGGCTCTACCGCCAACACCTTTAAATCCACCTTTGGTAAGTAATTTACCTCCATAGTACAAAGAACCAGCACCCGCCATGAATTGCCCTGTTCCTTTAAGTATTTGTGCTGCGTCTTTGTTTTGTACTCCCGACTTTATGTTTTGTGAGCCTGTTTGTGACCATTGAAGCGGATATATAGCAGTACCTAATAATTTAGATGATGTGCCTGCTACAAACCTAGTAATATCATCAAGCGGTCCTGGTGTATTTGGTCTATTGGATATATTGGATGTGTATTTAGATAACATATCAGCACTATTAACAGCGTGTTTAATTGCTGTTGGAGAAAACGGAGTTGTTCCAAATTTATTCTGTGATGCTCTGTCGGCTACTTGGTTTAAATAAGGACTTGAAGCAACTTTTGCTTTAAACTGCGGAATAGTGTTTTGTACAAAGTTACTTTGTTTTGTATATTGAGGTAACGCCTTGGCTTGAGATATTAAATTAGAGCCAAACCTTTTGAGGAGATCTCTAGCTTCTTGTATTTTGGATGCCATTTCATTTTAGAAATTTAATTCTTCGTCTTCATCGTTTTTATAAGAACTTACTTTTCCTGTCATTTGTCCTGTGGCATCTACACTTAAACTCGGTGCAAAGTTAAACCCTGTCGGTGAAAACTGCTCATTAAACACATTAGCTGTTGAAATTAACTTTTGTACATAGTTAGGATCTTGTGCAATCGGAGTAAGAGATGCTTGTTTCTCGGCAGCCCACTGTTGTAATGACTGTTGGAATTGTTGATATTGCTGTGTAAGGTTTGCAATAGTGTTTTGAGCGTTAGAGAATAGTTCTAATCTTTGCTGAGCCTTAGCGGTAGCAGCTTGGTTTCTAGCTGAGTTTATTTGGTTAATTCCTTGCATAAGGGAATTTTGTATTTCACTAAGTTTTACAGCCTTTTCGTTTTCAAGATTAGTCAATTTTTCGGAAAAATAGTTTTTAATTCTTCCCAACTCTTTAGTAGCATTGGTCCTCACTTCGTTTATAGATCCTGATACACCTGCAATCCTTCGTGCAGTTTCAACACCAAGTCTTTCAGCCAATGCTTCTGCTACAGAAGACGATGAAATTCCAAGCCCAGACAATTGTGCAATGTTTTGCTGTTGAGTTTGTCTAAACAAGTCCCTTGCCTCTTGCATTGCAGTTTTTCCCTGAGTTTCAGAAGTAGATAACTCACTTTGCACACCCTGTTCTTTTGTCGCTTGCTCTGCCCCTAGTTGAGTTTTAACTCCTGCATATTCATTACCAATTTGAGCCTCTCCAGTTCCTGCTTGGGATCTAAGAAGATTTTCTTGATCTCCCAATGCACCCATTGTGTTGTTGTATTCCTGGTCGATTATTGCTCCAAAATCATTTGTTTGTTGATTAAGTTGATCGTAGTTTGGTTGGTTACCAGTTGTTGGAGTTACACCATTTTGACCTACATTGTTATTATTACCTTGACCAGGAAAAACAACATTAGCTTGGGGAATATATTGATTTTGATCGTATGAATTTTGCTTATCTTCTTGAGTCCAGTTATTCTTACCCAAAGTTTGACCAGTTGATGCACTAACGGGTGCAACCAATTTTTCTGAAAGTCCCCAATCCTTTAATGGATTATTTAACGACCTACCTAAAATATCAATAGAAGAACCAACTTGTTGTATTGCCCTGTTAGTAAGATCAGTAAATATTGACATAGTATGATATTATAGGACTACATGAGAAATATTATTTCAAACATATTTATTTTTGTTGGTTGTGTGTACATCTTTTTGTTTATATATGCGTACAGTACTTTTTTATTTGATAAAACTTATGATACTGCTGCATTTTTTACTTTTTTTGCTCCCCTAAGTCTTATGCTTCCTGCTGCAATTATCTTTAAAATAATTCCTTACTTAAGAAATAAAACTTCATAAAAAAAGACGGTTTTTATGCCGTCCATTAGTTCTAAACTTTGAACTGGCTAATTATATATTACCTATACAACAAATTTCAATAGTTACATGAAATAAGCAAAATTACTTGTTCCACTACTGGGTAGTGTATAAGTAACTACTAATTTAGGGTCTGTTGTTGTCCCTACCGCATCTGCCGAAATTGTAACAACTTGACAAGTCAAACTATCTGCCCATGTTGGAGCAGTATTATCAATATCCCCAGACGACCTCATCCCAAACTTTGAAATTCCTCCCGCTATTACAGCAGCTAATCCACTAGCGTTAAGTGCAAAATCATTGTAGGCAGAGTTAGACCATGAAGTTACAGTAATATCTGTTGCAAAACGTGTACTTCCCCAGTTGGCTACTGCGTAATCACTCGCAACAACAGCAGTGTTACTCGCTAAACTTACCGAAGTAATGCCTATGGATTGAGAAAATTGATCTGTTTTAGATGAACCGTAGATAGAAAGAGTTGCCGCAGATATAGTAGAACCAGATGAAATAGAACTTGTGTCAAAAAGCATTGCGGATCTTACCATATCATTCCATTGATCGCCTACGTTGCCGGAAGCCAAGTTAACATACAAATTACCATCAGCGTCACCCGCAGTTATACCAGCCCCATCTCTTAATTGACTCCAGGTTCCCGCAGATTGCCTTCTGGCGTATCCATCAACAGATGTACTTTCGGGACTGGCATCAGGGTAAACTGTTAAAGAATCAAATCCTAGATTAAACTTTGGGTACCAAACCATATCCCACAAATGAAATAGATACCAAAGCGGTTTAAAAGCATAATAAAGTCTTTTACCAAACTTATCGTGGGTTCTAAACTCGGCTACATATTCGTTTTTCTTTTTGCCTTTCCAAAATATTGCATTAGGGAGTATTCCAATCAGTTTTTCTTTGGAATCAATACGAAGTATCTTTTTACCCAACCATGTATTAGCAAATCGCAATAATATAGCTTGGTGAGAATTGAACCATTGTTTGCTGAACATATTTAGTATGAGGAGGCTGTTACTGTTGCGTCAACACTGTTTCCTCCAAAATCATAATCCACACTCAACACATCGCCAGCATTGAAGTTCTTTGTAGATATTGAAGCCGTTGATACAAAAGTTCCATTAGCAATTAAAGGTCTTGTCCCTGCGTCAAATATTGAATTAAAGTTTTTGTTGATATCAAAGTAAATTGAAGGACTTGAAATAATTCCATTTAAAGTAACTGATACAAATTGCAATAACCCTGCCCTTGGTACTGCAACTGGTCTACCTAATCCTGTCGTTGCAAGAGAAGGCAAAGAAGGAATATACCAAGTAGGATTAAGTCCTATTCCACTAATTGAAGCTCCCGACACGTTTAAATGGGTAGTAATATTTAGTGGATCAGTCCCAGGAAACTGACCAACAATAGATGCCCCAGATGCATTTAGATGAGTGATGATTGTTGCGGTTGATATTATGTGTCCTCCTGTCGCGGTGTGTTCAGGATTTAAAGCATTGTACCAGTCTTCAAACATTGAAGAAGTAATTACAGCCTCGACTATTGCACCAGATGAGTGAGCCTGTTGAGTTGAACCGCCTTGCCCTCTTGTAATAGTTAATGTATTTGAAGTTACATCTGTTACCTTTACATATTCCCAAAGTGAGGATGTCTTAACCACACCTGAAGAGTCAACCCTGTCTATTACCAAGTAACAAGGATCTACTATCTTAGATGCATCAGATACGTCCATCGTAGCAGCAACGTCTGTTATACCACTTGCTAAAGTAGTAGATATATTTTCATCTAAACTAGGTTTTGGAAGATTTGCCGACATAATCAATAAAAAAACCGCATCTCTGCGGTTTGAACTATAAGTTTAACCACTTTTATTTTACAACCTTGCACAAGATTATTCAATTAAGTTGTATCCCACGAACTTGGAATAATTCCTTCACCAAGCTCTTGTGCCTGCAACTGAAAAGCCAATAATTCATAACGGTCGTTTGCGCCTGTTGTAGTAACTTCGACCTGAACAGTTCTACCAACTTTATTTAAGCGTGTTCTTTTAGCGAGATCACTACTTCCTTCAGCACTACCAGATCCTAAGGTGTTACCCCATTTAATAGTTCCCCATTTATCAAATCCCCAACCCACACCTGATGTGGAACCTGCTATTGTAAATGACTCAGCACTTGCAAAAGCACCATCTCTTGTTTCTAAGATTATATTCACAAAAGGAGAACCAAATACGTTTCTCCAGTTGGAATAAAGGTTTTTAACTTGTTTAAATCTAAACGGATTTTTAAAGGCTGTCTTTTTGGTTAGTAAAGTAGTTTGGATTTTTACACCCTTGTCGTTGGGATAAGCATTACTAAAGTGAGTTACAAAGCTATCATCTGTGTCACCCCATACAAGATTTTCTTTGTTGTCGGCATCATAATAAACTTCGTATATTGCTGGAATTGTTGGGTATGTATTTGGTCCCATCCAAGCAAGTCTTTCTCTATCATAAAATATTTCTTTGGTATTTTTTGTGTTTCCACCTGCAGGATAAGCTAAGCGGTATTTATTGTCTTGATATATAGCACAAGCCTGTTCAAGTTGCGAAGGTGTCAAAGTAGAAAATACAGGTCTTACTCTTGCTGATAACTCATTAGTTCTCAAAACGTTAAGATAATTAGCTTCATTACCAAGTGTAAAAACACCTTTCCTCGAAAGGAAAAACACATCATTTTCAACGTGTTTTATTGTTCTATGTGATACCGCGCCAACACCCCTAACTATCATTGAAACAGTTGGAATAACCAGAGAACCAGACGCTGCTAAGGTAACTTTCCAAATAGATCTTTCTTTGAATACGATTATTGCATCCTGAAATTCGATAAGTCCTTTCACTTCATCTCCGGCATCTTTGTCAATATCAACATATCCTCCACCATATCTCCAGTTAAATTTATCAACATTTGATCCTCCACCCGACCAAGATATTCGTGATGGAAATCCCTCAATATTTCCAAGAATAAGTTTGTCTCTGTGAGTTATTACATATTTAGCAATTGGACCTAGTGTGGTATCTGCGGCTGAAGGAAAAACTAACATACTTGGATCTGGAGTGCCAACATAGTCATATCTTAATGTTGATGCATCGACTGTTGTAATTAATCTTTCATCACCCTGGTCATATCCATACACTCCATAACCAGCAACAGATGAAGCTGGAGATGATGTAGTCCAGTTGAGTCGCAACGTCGTTGTTGTCAAGTCTTGTGGGGTATCTATAATTAAAGTACCTTCTGAAGCAATTGTTTCACCTACAGCGTTAAAAGCTGAAACTCTAAAAGATCTTGAGAAAGTACCTGATACACCTGATAAGTTTGTAACTGTTAATCCTGTTGGTCTTGATAATTGTGTAAATCCGTAAATTGAGACACCACCATATTTAGTTAAGTTATTAATTCCATTAGTAATATAAACATTATTATATATTTGAACCATTTCTGCGTTGTATCCCGAAGAAAACGAAGCACCATTAATAACTGAATATGAAGCACCGCTTTTTTTAACAAGCATTCCCCAGTCAGATATTGCCAATAACTCATTTACACCGGAAGCTCCTGATGCAAACAAAACTCCTTTTAAACCCCTTACTCTTTGTGATCCTGTAGCAACTGATGGTGCAGTTAAAAAATAATCTGCTGTACCTTCTCTTTTAGTAGGAACACCTTGACCTATAAGTTTTAAATTATCGGCTTGAGCTAATTCATTGTCTTTAATTTCAGTCTGTTTAAGAAGAGTGTTTAATCCACCACGAAATGTGTTCCAATCTAGTTGAAGAACTTTTGGTGCCTTGTAATTTGGTTCTCTAAAATCGAAGTTTGGCATGACATTTTATTAATCCCGACCTAAACGGAAACTGTATTTATCTTGTAACCAATTTGAAACACTTTTGTTTACGTTGGCTATACCTTTTGTGTTTTCGTTTTCAATCATTCTTGCAAGTATTTTGTCTGATTCAACTTTAGCTTCAGGAAACCTTCCATCTTCACGTCCTTTGTAAAGATAATATAAAGAGCGCTGTACTAGAAATGTCGGATCTGAAATATCCACTTTTTGTTCTGCAGACGCTAATGACTGAGGAGATTTCCAATATGTAAATTGAACCGAAGCACCTGATGCTAAAGTCTGTGCGTGAATATACATTACCTTGCCATCCCTGTCATTTCCTAATATATTTACAAATTTATCAGTATCTGTATAAATTGTATTTTTTGAAGGATCAACTACCGGAAACTCTGACAAAGATATCCCATCCCAAACAATTCTTGGGTAACTATCAATCTTTTTAAAGTCAGATGGTAATGCCAACGAAGCATTTCCTGTCGAGGTACTTATTACAGCATTATAAATACCTTTCAAAGAATCCCAATCGTTGCTTTCAGCCCAATCAATTAGTGACCGATTAATAATATTCAAACGAATATTCCAATCAGTTTCACCTTCAGTAGGTGGTGTACTAGATTGATCTATCTCTGATGCTATCTGAACTTCTATGTCATTTACAGACCATGCCATCTTTGTTTTGCGATTAAAATATGCCTATATGACCTTGGCGGTCAGTGGCACACTAGAATGCAGCACCTCCCACAATTGCGGCAGCTTTAAAAACAGGAATGTACCGTGTTTCCAATCCAACTTGTACTGGAATACAGTAATCTGAGTTTGCAACTGTCGTCAATATAACTGAGGTACAAGAAACAAAACCTGCCCTAACTTCAAAAACCACACCTGATGCAACTGATGGACCATCAATTCTAAGAGATGCGACAGTTTGAGAACCTGCAACAGTTCTACCAACCTGAAGTGCACCGTGACCGGCAACACCGCTTTGAACGTGCAAAGCAGAAGCATCTGAGTTTGAATCACTTATAATTTTGCCTTGTCCTTCGTTATCTAAATCATAAATAAAAGCCATATTTTAATCTCACCCCCCTTCCAATAAAAAAGACACCCGTAGGTGTCTCGTAGCTAGTAAACTTGAAACTTATTTATTTTACACTACTTGTTAAATAGGTTTCAACAGTTTTAACTACCAAATAATATTACTTCTCCGTTGTGATTATTGCTCATTTTTTTGAAAAATAAAGTCTTGCGAACAAGTATAAGTTATCTATGTTTTTTGCTCCAATATTTGGTAACCTTTTTGCTTGTGAATTTATCCATTTTATAACACTATTGATATTATCAGTTCCTGTCTTTACTTTTGCCCACTCGGCAATTGTATAAACTTTATCATAATACTTATTCCACTCATGTGTTGTATCTAAACCCAAAAACTTTCCTACGGTGTTGTACACTGGATTAGAAATCATTTGTGACGCTGATTGAACTGGTGGAACATCTGGTTGGTTTTTCTTTAAAGAAACTGCATTAAAAGAATAAGGGTTTTCTGTATAAACCTTTACCTTTTTGTCGAATCTTCGTATATTTTCAGACAATTCAACCTTGGGAACGTCTTGTTTTACAATCTCTTGTTTAGGTATAGGTCCCTTTAAAGGAATTCTGTCCTGTACTACTTCTTCTGCTGGAATAATTGTTATATCCATAAAAAAAGGCACCTATTAAGTGCCACGACCAACAAGGTTTGGTTCATTAATTATACTTTACCTCTCAACATACTTCAATAAATTGTTTACGTTGAGTGTGCGTCTGCCTATTTCCAACTCTTGCATGTGTCTGACAAACAAAGGAGTAGTTTTGTTTAAATAAACTTCATCCCAGTCTTTTGTAAGACGTTCATGGTGTATTGCTCTATATTCAATCGAGTGGTCAAGATACATCTCATATCCTAATTCTCTTAATCTAAAACACATTTCCTTTTCCTGAGCACCGTTCGCTTTGTCATATTCCTCATCAATTCCACCGCAATCTAATAATGCTTGTTTCGGTATAGAACACATAGTCATTTCCATTTCCGAAGGTGATACTTTCTCAAAACTAATATCACTTTTCCATCTGGGATCAGTCCACATAATATTCTGAGGTTTACCATTTTCATCGACATTAGAGTATTGATGTCCTAAAGCACCGACTAGACGCTTAGAGTTTAGTTGATAATGCGACCAGAACTTTGAAAGTATGTCAGGCGGAAACCAAATAAGATCTTGAATATTTACTATTAGTTCTCCTCTAGCACGAGCGTAAGCCTTATTCCATCCTTTGCATAAAGTCCAGAAATCGTCTTTTTCTTTGGGGGGGTCTTGTGTTATCAAAACATCACCACTTCCTCTGCCGTCATCCCAAACACTAGTATAACTATCTCCAAAATACCCATTGGTTGGTTTACTAAACTCGTAATTTTCCATCCCAAAACCATCTCTCGTCTCGTTGCAAACTGCCCAGGGAACAGGACTAACTATAATCCATTCCCAATCTTCAAAATCTTGACGCTTGAGACACTTTCTAACTATCTCAAGCCCATCTGGTCTAACTGTTGGTGTTATTACTGAGATCATTCAAATCCTTTCTGATAATCTTGATTCATTTGCTCAGGGAACATTTGTTGCCAAATATTCTCAGGATAGTCACCGTGTTTTTGCTTAAAGTATTCTCTGTTTCTTTCATCATTCTCACTTCTGTTGGGAATAATCTGTTGAGTAAAAGAGTTCATGTGCTGATATTGAGCTTTATTTGTGTATGCAGTTTTAAAACCTGCTTTATACATTCTAATGTGCATATCCCAATCATCGTAACTATTTAAAAAGTTTTCATCAAATAACCCTTTATTTCTCATTACAAAGAAACTTCCAGTACACCAACGCTCTTTACCTGTAATCCAAGTTTTGTCACCTAAATTAAACGGCTCGTCGTATGGAATCATTTTAAAATGTGTACTCATTACACTTTCGTCTTTCATTATTTCTTTAGCCACCTTTTCCCAATTAGGTGAAACTCTTACATCGTTATTTACAATTGCAACAAGTTCACCATCATCACATAGTTTTAATCCTTGATTAACAGCTTTCGCATATCCTAAATTTTCTTTATTTCTAATATAGATATCCGCTTTCTCCCGAAGTAATCCACCACCAACAGGAGACGCGTTATCTATTATGATAAGCTCGCACTTTCCAAAAGACTGAATCGCTAAATCGGTTAAGTTAATAAACTCTTCATTTATATTGTATACGGGTATTATTACTCGCATATTCCTTTTAACAAATCGTTTGCATATTTGAAATGACTGTAATTCTTAACTATAAAATCTCTCGGTTCCAATTTGCTTTGCTCCAACTCTTTAATATACGAATAGGTTCTTACGTTTTCAGGATGTGTAACAACTGGTTTAATTCCACAAGACATTGACTCTAAAACTGTTCTTTCCGATCCGTGTATTGCAGGAATAACAATATTTTTAGCTCTTTGGTAGTAACTAAGTATTTCTTTGGCTGGTAAGTATCCATTTATTACATTAACGCCGTTCTCCGTGCATTTAGTGAGTTCGTGGGCACCATCTGGTTGTACTGTACCAATACATGTCAGCTTTGAACCAAGGTGTGCTATTTCTGATTGTCTTTTCCATGGCGAAAAAGTAGCCGGATAAAAAAAGTCTATATCTTTCTTCTTTTTAAAACTTGGTCTAAAAAAGTCTGTATCTGTCCCAAACGCTTTAATAGCATGTAGTCCCTGAGAGCGTACTGCGTTGTATATAGGATCGCTTTCACAAAAGATAACATCTAACTTACGGAGGTTGTCCATATTGTGAGGATCTGTTGTTAAACAAATTCCCTTTCTCTCTTTGTATTTATCTAAATATTTAAAATAGTCTTCATCACTACTAGACCAAAATAATAAAAAATCTGTTTCACCAGGATCAGGCATTGTTTTGTCTAAATACCATCCGATTTCATGTTTCTTCTCTATTTCTTCAATAGCAGCACGAAGCCCATCTCTCCAATTGTCAAAGACAGAAGATGCTTGATCAAACCACCAAATAAACGAAATTTTCATATTTTGTTTTTAAAAATCTCTGGTATCTTAATTCTTGAGTCTTTACTTCTATCCGTTGTCCAGCCATCAGGGGATCGTTTCATTGGGCCAAAATCTCTTGGTTGATAAGGATTTGGATCAGCATGTTTAATGTGGATTAAATACAATCCTGTGTTGTGATAACCTTTAGAAGTTTCAGATTCTATTCCATCTATCTGATGTTGACCGTCGTTCCAAGAAAGCGGAATCCTAGAAAGTAATATTTTGTTCATGTTTGGATTCTTTACCCAAAACTTACGTTGTTTTAAATATGGTTTAGAAAATTCAATCGGAGGTTCACCTTCTACTTGAATTACCTCAAAACACTCTGAAGCAATCCAATCTTTTTTGGTGTGTCTAATTAAATCTTTAATATTTTTATACTTTCGTGGATTAGGTATTAAAAACTCATCTAAATTACAGTAAAGTACCCAATCATAATCTTTTAAAAACTCATTTTGTTTTTCTCTAAGCATTTGATTTGCTGTTTGTGGTTCCTCTAAATTTGCACCAAAAGTTATGTATTTTAGGTTTCTTTTTTCCAGTTCTGGAAAGTAATTTGGATTGGTACCAAAACAAATAATAAAAACTTCGTCAAATTGCTTGCGGTAATATTTTAGCCACAAGTCTAAACCTACTAAATCATTTTGCCACATTGTAAAAGCTAAAATCTTCATAATTCGCACAATATAGATGGTGATATTGTTGTTTCTATAAATTCTAACTTTATGTTACCGAACATTTCTTGTGTATACAAACTTTTTCCACCAGGTAAATTAATATATGTATCGCCACCCAAAGCAGTAACCATGTCTACAACTCCATCGGCAAATTTTTCGTGTGGTATATCAGATGAATAATAAAAAGGAGTGTTTATTTTTAAAGTATCACAAATCATACGTAAAGATCTGGAACAGTTTTCGGCTACGTTTAATTCTTGGTGCATTGCATTAAAATATTTATCTACCTTTAAACTTGGAAATTTCTTTTTAAAGTCTTTTTTATCTTCTTCTAAGTTGAGAAAATAACATTCATTTATTTTTGCGTAGTCTGAATGTTTCTTGATTCTAAAAGTAAAAAGATTCGGAAAATAGTTTCTATTTATCCAGCTTTGTTTCATCCACTTAGCATCATCGTAAATAATAAATTTATCTACAGCTTTAATTAAATCAAAGTAGCCTGGATATGGAAAAAAATATGGCTGGTTGCAACCTATGCGCATGATACGTATAAGTAACCACAATCTTCTTGTCTTTTTTCTCCAAACTTATACAAAGCCTCTAAAAACTTTTCAGCCCAAATACCGCCGTTTTGAATACATAGTTTTTCTAAAAACTCGTTTGGTAGTGGTTTATATATAACACCACCGGACTTAATTATTTTTAGTTTGGCCTTTTTTATATCTTTTTCAAGACTGCTTAATGTATAAGCACGTTTGTGACCAAAGAAACTCTTTTCTTTTTCACTAATATCCTTAGTACTTTTGATAATTTCCATAAGTACACCCAACTGTCTGGTTACAGATTGCGAATTTGGCACCTGAACTATAATTCTGCCTTTTTTTGACAAATGCTTTTTACAATTTTTCAAAAGCTTGACAGGATTATCTACGTGTTCAAGCAAGTTATTCATTGAAATTGTGTCGAATTTTTCATTGAGTTTAAATGTTTCACCCCAACCCTGAATGTAAGTAATTTTATGCCCTGCGTTTCTTGCCACATTTAAAAACTTTTCTTCCGGATCTAAACCACACACCCTTTGATATTTCCATAAAAAGTATGGTGTAAACTCACCAATACCACAGCCTATGTCGAGAATGCTTTTACCAACACCAAGTTCCATTGTTTTAAGTGTTTGGTAAAATCCACAACGTCTATCGAAGTTATTTGCTCTTGTGTGGTCTTGGTATTTCATAAAGTCTTCTGAGCTATCTTTATTACTAAGTCTTGGTCTTTTATATTAAGATCGTGGTAAAGAGGTAAGCATAAAACCCTATCCATTAAGTCTTCAGCAATTGGACAACTCTTTCCACCAAAGACCTTATTAAGTGGTGGGTAAAAGTACCTCCTAGGATAAATATTGTATTTTTCAAACTCTTTGATTGCTTTTTCAGCAGCACCATATGATTTGTAGTAAATTGGATAATAAATAAGCTGTTCGTAGTTATAGTTAAAAGCCTTGTTGTATCTTGATATTATTTTGTCGTACCTTTTACGCATTTTATCTACTATTGGTAAAACTGATAAACCCATAGCAGCATGAAATTCGCTCATTTTGCAATTTATCCCTTTACTTACAATTTGATATCTTTTCTTACCACTTTTAAAGTAATGTGAATCAAAACCAAAGTTTCTTAAATATCTTGCCTTTTTTGCAATCTTGTCATCATTTGTAACCACAGCACCACCCTCTGCTGACTGAAATAGCTTTACGGCGTTGAAAGAAATTGCCGATACGTTTCCATAATTTAATATAGACTTACCTTTGTATTTTGTAGTAAACGCATGCGAGGCATCGTATATAACAGGATTAGCGTTAGTAATATTCGGTTCACCATAAAGATGCGTAACTATTGCAGGACTTTTGTAATCTTCGTCTAAGTCTAAAAACTTTAATTTTATTCCCAACCAATCGGGAGCTGCTGCAGTTGCTACAAAGTTATTAGCTGATAGATATACTTCCTTGGTTATGTCTAAAGCCTTTAATGCAATCATTATTGCTGAAGTTCCATGATCAACACAAACAACGTGTTTTACTTTCCAATATTGTTGTAGTTTTTCTTCAAGCTCTTGAACAAGTGATCCGTTATTTGTAAGCCAATTAGATTTCCAAATACGTTTAAGATACTGGTTATACTTCTTAATATTTGGTAGTTTGGTTCTTGAAACAGATATCATATTTTTATAAATCCAAACCCTGAATAGTGATTAGGATTTGTATTCTCTACCTTGTCGTAATTTAATGTTTGCCACACATCCCACATACCTGGTAAACGAATATCATCAAAAACAACAATTGACCCCTTTTTCCAATACGGTGAATAAAGCTCTACTTCTTTGGTCAATTGCTCTTTGGTATGTAAACTGTCTATAAACCACAAATCAGTATTATTTAAATCACAATCTTTCGACCAAATATTCATATCTAAGTCATTTCCTAATATCTTGATAACTTGTGGATAATCTTTTGCCATCCACTTCCAAGCAATTGCCGGATCAAAGTCAACTGAATATAACTTAGAGTCTTTGTTTAACTCTGTTGCCATCATTATTGTAGATATGCCTGAAGCTGCGCCCAACTCAACTACTTGTTTAGGATTAATAAATCTTGTTAAACAAGCCAACCATTGATAATACAAGTTTTGACCTGTTCCATTTTTAACTTCGTTTTCAAGATGTGCTATATCAACACCGCTTAAATCGGCTAGAGGTACTTCATAACCCCTAACCATATCAAAAACTTTGAGATCAATCTCATTTGCGGTTAAATCTATTATCAAATCTTTTTTCATACTTTGCATTGGCTTCGCATTGTTTTGAATGAAAAGCTACAGGTAAGTTACCTTGCTTGTCTTTAGCGTACACAAACACCTTTTCTTCACAATTCGGACCATCACACTTTTTTTCAAACATCTTCATTTATTTCTCACCTCAATGTTCATACATTTCTCATCATCCAAAAAGAAATCCGATATTTCATATTTACTAAATAAAGCCTTGAACTCTTTCTCTGTAAAAAGACGTAAGTGACCTGTAGGTTTACCATCATCCCAACTTTCGTGTCCAACTTCTGCTTTGTGCTGTTCTACACCCAAGTGGTCTGTTCTTGGAGTAGAGAATACCGCAAAGCCATCTTTAGTTAATAAACTCATTGCGTGATCAACTCCTTTTTGTGGATCTGGTAAGTGTTCTAAGACTTCCATCATAACCACACAATCTGTCTTCATTTTTACATTAAATAGGTCTTCACACACAAAACCTGTCTTTTTGTCTAAGTTAAGCTTCTTTGCTCTTTCCAATGCAAATTCAACTGAAGGTTGGTGAAGATTAATACCTAAACATTCAATACCTTTGTTTGCAAGCGTTATACACAAGTAACCATCTGCACAACCTAAATCTATTAAATTCTTTGGTTTGTTTTTTAGTATCTTTGGTACAGCCCAGGCAAAACGTGGCGCAAGCTTAGTACAATCCAAAGCAATTTCTTCCGATACAGGAATCTCCAATAAATCTTCTGAATAATACTTTTTATATTCGTCATCACTAAATGCGTGCTTAACTCTCAACCAAACCCTATCTTTAAGAGGAGAATTAGTATCTTTAACCAGATCCCATGCTTTTAATGATTGATTGTTTTCCATTAGCTCTTCAACTTCTTTTTCTAAAGCTCTTGGTTTTTTAAACTCTTTAGTCCACTCTTTTGCAATAACACTCCAGGCAAATTTCTTTTTGGCCCAAGGTATCATCTCTTTCCTGACCTCTTCTTGATATTTCTCATCTTTTAAAAGTGCAATTAATGAATTTTTATATAATTCTTTCACTTCCGGCTCATATATATCTCCATCAATCTTTACACCAAACTGTACGGTTTCTTTAAGAGCTGCGTAGTTAATTACACAAGGCACTGAGCCATAGGCCTGTGCCCTCATAGCTGTGATACAAGAAATCTCACCAAAGTGCGTAGGATACGCCCAGATGCCTGCGTCTTCATGTTCTTTAATACACGCTTCGTGGCTTATTCTTCCTAAATGAGTAATTCCATCTTGCTCCATTAGTTTATTTATTTTCTCTTTCCATGCTTGGCGTTCTGGGTTATCACCATATGCAACATCAAACAAATTCCAACCGTAAAATATTCTCAATTGAGCATCTGGTACTTCCTTTTTAATATCAGGCCACATCTTTAGTAAATGTTCCAAACCACGATCGTAGCTTGAACCATAAATCATTAAGTGTGGGTTACGTTTGTTCATAAAACTCCTTCCACTTTAGATTCCAACCATAAGTATCGGTCTTTTTATGGCAATCTATACAAAGGGTTCTCCCATTTGCTAAGTCATAAACTTTTGACTCATCTCTAGCTACAGGAACAATATGGTCAGCGTTTATTTCTTTATTGCTACCACATAAAACACACTTTCTTCCATCTCTAATAAACACTTTAGTTCTCCATTCTACATACTCTGATCTGGTTCTTAACAACTTGTGTATCTCTGTTTTACCGCCTTGCCAATTTGAACCGTTTTCACCTCTAAAGTGGTCACTCATATACCTTTTGTATTCCTCTGTATGTTTCTTTCCTAGCATAGGTGGTTTGTAGTTCGGGTGTTTTTTACCGAGTTTTAACTTTCTAAGGTTTTCTTTTTCGGCTTCTGTACGATGTTTTCCCCACATAGGATTGTTCTCTCCAGATACGTTGCAATGGTGAAGACTAATCAGTTTTTTTGATTCTTCACTATGAGTCTGACCTTTTTTAATTCCGGCCATCTTCTTTCGGTGTTCGAATGTACGTATATAGCTCATATCAAAATTCCGTTACTACTGATAAGTATTTTTTCATCCGGAACTAGAGGAATATTTTGCCTGTGCCACTCACTAAGAACTATTAGTTTGTCGATTTTATCAACCCTCTCTTTAGTACAAGTCAGGGGGTTAATGATATCATGGTTCCACAAATATGCTTTTTTGGCATGGAACTCAGGTACATCAAATAACTGTATCTGTCTCCAGCTTATAAATATATTAAAGTTGTCTTTCCAATTGATATCATAATAAGGTACAAAATTAACTCCGTCATACACACCTGCATCATCCTGTGGATCTGCAAATACTGTTACCTTCCAACCAAGTTTAGCAAGTTCTTTTGAAAGATATATTACAGCTTCTTCACTACCACCTATTCCTTTGGAAACACTTTTAGGCGACCACTTTTCAAAACCTGGACCACAGTATATTGCGATCTCATCTTTATTCCATGTTTTTACTGGCGAGAACTCTTTTTTAAGATTAACTAAAACTGGCTCGTTTGCTATTTCTTGAGGTATAGATTGTATTAAATTATTTAGTTGTGTAAATTGTTTTGTTTCTCTAAGGTGATATGCAAGTTTAACTGTCCAATGTGCAAGGTTGTTTCTTTGCTGTAAGTCAGTAATGTCTTTTAATCTTGTTGCATTTAACTCGCTCGGCAGTAAACGTGCAAGTTCACTTGCTACCTTAAAGCATAAATCTAACTGTCCAGTATTAAGATATATATGGAACAAAGATTCAAGTATCATTGTTTTATAATCTCTTGGATTAACAACAAGTGTGGTCTTAGGTGTTTCTACATTTCCTGCTAACTTAACCCAATGAAGAGCTTTGGACCAATCTTTAAGAACTGTATAGCAAAGTGCTAATTGAATATAAATTGATGGAAACTTTGGTTCTTCGCTTAATGCTTCAAGTAAGGCTAAAATAGCTTTTTTAAATTCTCCACGTTCTCTATGTATCATAGATAAATATTCCCATGCTTGAGCACGCTCTTCTGCCCAACCGGATTTTCTTAAATAATCTTTCAAAAGTTCAACAGTTATTGAATCAATACCCTCTCCAGCAGATTCATATAACAACATTGGTTCGGCTGTATCAAAGTAAGCTTTTGCCAAATAATATAGCGGTCTTGGATCTTGCGGATTTCTAATAACTTCATCTTCAAGTATTGATATATTGCGGTACATGGAGTCTTGCATTTTATTGGGATCTGTAATTTGTACAACATAGAAGCCTTCGTAATCAGTTTTACCAGATGGAGTCTTTTCAATTAAAGTTTCGTGTATTGGAGCAACCCACTCAAAAGTGCCGTCGTTTCGTATTAACCTTTCTCTTAAGTGTTCAATAAGGATATTTTTTATATTACCCTTTTCATCAAACTCAACTTGATACAAATACCTTGCAAATATAGCTTTTAAGTTATTTTTTTCAGCCAATTCAACAGCATCTCTAAATTTATCGGCTCCAACAACAATATCATCAGTATCCATCCAAAATATCCAATCATATTCTTTTGGAACTTGATTAAAGTTAAAATTACGTGCAGCAGAGAAATCATTAACCCACGAAAACCAACTCCACTTAGCACCAAACTTCTTGCAGAGTTTTTTTACTTTTATTTGAGGTTTCTTGGTTCCTGTAATGAAGATACCATCGACATGGTCTTTGACTGAAGTTAAAGCTCTTTTTAAGATATCTACTTCACTATCGTCCTTGATAATTAAACAAACAGCTATTTTTGCCATAAAAAAAGGACGTTTCCGTCCCGTAACTAAAGATACAATCTCGTGTAGAGAACTAAATTAAATATACTACGGATTAGTGTCACTTGCAACAGAATACTTTTAAGGATTTGTTCCAGCTCCTATTGTTGTAAAGAAATTAAACTTACACTCAGTAATTGAACTTCCTACGGGAACTGATTGTGCTTGACATGCTGCAACCCACAACTCATATGGATTAATTGAAGTAGAACTACCTACTTCTTGTAGCCAACGCCTTTCCATTTGCGTTAGGGGACCTTTGGGAACACTTTTACTTGCATAGTAACCATACTTGTGTTGTGACAGAGGAGCATCAGCCGGTTCACCCGATCGTGTTGCATACCAGTCATGTTCTGAAGAGGCTAGTGAATTGTCTTGAATACTCATATTAAAAACCAAGCATCATGTTTTTGTCCTACCTTCATAAGTTTAATTCGGTTAGTTAACCCATATACAAACTTTTTGTCAAATTGTTGTAACTTAAATATAGCTTTTATTAATCTCATAAACCTAGGTGGTAATGCTCCCACATATTTTATCTCATGTGTTCTACTTAAACCATCTTTCCTTGCTCTTGTAGCTTTGATATCAATAATTGACTTTGCATAATCTTGCCATTCATCCGGCCAACGTCTTGTCCAGAACTCAAACAACTTAGAAATTATTTCCCAATCACTTGTAGTTTCTACAGTTTCTCTTTTTCCATGAGAAATACGCACTAAATAATTAGCATCTTCAACGTCTCTTTTGTGAAACGCTTTTAACTTTTCGTACCCAAGCACGTTATACGCTGGTGCTAATGGGTCGACTGTTTGTATATCCATCTCATTTGTGATCCCCCGAAGGGGAGGATCACTATCAGAAGGATACTTAACCGTTTATATTGTACCCGTTCCTGTTCACGCTTGTTCTTTCTGCAAGATATTCAAGTGTAAACTCTCCGACGATCTGACCGTTTTCGCGGTCGCCGTCCTTTGCCAACATCTCTCGATATGGCTTTCTAAGATACGCAACACGGAATTTATCTTCTTTGATACCCAAGAATCTAGGTCCTGGTGTAGCTGCCGCTGATGGAACATACCTGTGCTGCATTATTCGTGCAACTCCAGCGCTTGTTTCATAAATAGCAACTGGTTGAGTCAGTTTCTTGTCAGACTGATCAACATACTTTGTTGCTCCTGCGGTAAATCCATCAATCTTTCTCTTTAGTCCAAAAGGAACTAAAACAAGATCGAAGGCATTGTCAGTTCCGCCCTGTTCCCAAGAATGCTGATGCATATCTTGAAATTCGGTTTCGGAAAGTGATGTACCTGAGTTTCTAGAAGTTGCCAATGTAGTAATAACATTGATAAGTCCTGCCATGGATGCGCCTGTTCCTGATACACCTGAAGACAAAGCACCATTGACGATTGCATACTCCTGAGTCATTTTCCAAGTCTTCAAGGCTTTTCCTGCTTGATAATCAAGAGGATCTTGCCCACCACCTGGATCAGTTGCCCTTTCTGTACCTGAAACTCTGAATGTCTCTGTCAGGATAGCAGTAAGGTTGGTAACTCTTGTTGGTTGAGAAAGTGCAGAATATGTAGCTGCTGCACCCTCGCCTGCAAATGTTACTGAACTCGGAGGAGTAATGTAATCTTGTAACCATTGATGAACTGTATCTTTGGCTGTTGAAGTTTTCAACATTGTTGCCAAAGGAGTATCATCGGGGGTTACATCTCCGATAATATCTAAAAGATCTTCACGCCTGCTTGTGTCGTAAAAAGTAGTTAACATTATAATCACCTCACTTTCAGAGCAAGACTTTTACCTTCTTTCTTGCTCGGAGAAAGTAAGGCTACTTGTTTGCCCAAGGTATCTTTGAAATACGAGTGGTTATAGCATCGTAGTCACCACGTCTCGTTTTATAACTCAAGTCAGCAAGCTCTTCACTAGAAGCAGCTTGCACGGATCCTGTCGACGTTTGACCTGACGCAATTAATCCCGCTTGTTCTTTCTCTGATACTTCAGTAAGAGCTTTGTCCGCACCTATTTTTTCGGCTTTGGAAACGGCCTTGCCATAGCGTTTAGCAACACGATCAGCAATTTGAGTGATTGTAGGGTTTTCACCCCTCATCTTGGCAGCAAACCACTTATCAGCTATTTCTTGTTCGGTTTCCCGATCTTTAAATAGCTCTGGATATCTATTACGAGCATTATTCTCGTCAATAACATCCTGAGTTGTTTGTTGAGCCTCAAATCTCGCCTGTTGAAGAACATTCTGCTCTCTCTGTGCAACCGCTTGATTATAAGCCGTCCAATTCGTTTCGCCCGTGTATGGGTCTTGATAATTCTCGACCCTTGGTACATTAAGCTGACCAGTTGGCGGTGTCTGCGGTCTAAATGACTTAAAAGCAGATTCACTTTCTTCTCTAGTTGAGACTTGCTCTTTTAACCGTTTGATTTCCTGACGTTGTTCTTGAAACGCCCTTCGTTGTTCTGCAGCCCAGTTTTCTGAACCACCAGGTAAATCATCAGTACTCTCCGAAGAAGAGCTTTGATCAACAACCTCTTCTTGCGTCGTTTCAGCCTCAGTAATAGACTCTTCAACCTGTGGCGAGCTGGTCTGGGTAGTATCAGTTTCTACCGCTTTTTCTTCGGCCACTACAGACTTTTGGTCTGTCATAATAATCACCCCATTTCTACTGCCTGGTAACGGAGGCGAATCGCCTAGCCTTATAAGCTGGGAGAGAGACTCCCGATAAATCTCTCTCTCAAATTATAAGTTTTCCTGATTTGTCGTATAAATGTCCATCTATGATTTTATCACCTGGATCTAGTTCAAAACCCCATCCACAACCTTCACAATATGCTTGATGTCCTGACACTCTTTCAAAGTAATGACCCTTGTCTGGTTTCCACTCATGCGGTGTTATTCCAGTATGTATCTCAGCACCCAACCAAAAATCACTGTCTTGACTTCCTGGCAGATCGTCTAGGTTTTTTTTGTCTGACGATTTTGGTTCCATACTTATGTTATTCTGCAGGTCCGGCATCAGTCTGTTCTTGCCTGTCCCCTGTCCCAACCATCTCTAGTATCCATTATTCTCAGTCTTGCATCTGCGGCATCCGCCTCAGCTCCAATATCCTCAGGTAAAGTTTTACTTTCGTTTGGTCCCCAAACATATTCGACTCCACGCAAAACAACACGAACTGTTCCTTGATCACCAAAACTCTTTGTCTGATTAGTGTTCTGTTGATTTTGAGAACCTGTTGCAATCGGTCCAACATTTTTAATTACTACACTCATTTATCGCTTCACCTCCTCTTTTGGTCCCGAATTTCGGGAATTATCAATAGGGCCTTTAACAGAAATCTTGGCCCTTGTGAACTTTTCAAAAGTCTTCTGAACGGCATTTCCGTTTCCTGGTTTTCTTGGTTTAAAAAAATTAAAACTCATATCGTTTCACCTCCCTTAACTTAGTGCTTCCCTTAATTTGTCGGGAACTTTACCTTGTTCTTTGTCACTTAGTGCTTCTGCCTCAGTAACTTTAGAATCTATCCAATTCAAAAAATCATTAACAAATTGTCCATATGCCCAAGCTACTTTCTGAGCATAAACATATTCCTCGTCATTCTTAAACTTACGCGGGTCCACCAATGCCGACTTGGCTATTTGGTCCAGATGTGGGACTACCACCTCTTGCCATCCCTTGTGCTGGCATAGCTCCTTGAGCTGGAACCCCTCCCTCTGTGCCAACGCCTCTTCCTGCGAGAGCTTGATTTTGCTCATTTGGTAAAACACCTCCCTCCTTTATATCTTCAAATAATGCTTCTGCGTCTTTGATTGTGTTTGTTGCTTCAAAAGCCCTTGTTAATATCTCCTGAATTTTTGGTTTCTTTCCTTCCTGTGCCAACATCTGAACAACAACCGGATTTAAAACCATTGCAACAACTTGCATTAATTCATTTTTGACATCTTGTGTACTTGGAGCCTTCATTGTTTCGACATCTGGAACATAATCATAATTTCCTGAAAGATCACTTGGTTCAATAATCAGATTTCCACCTTCCCCTGTTTCATCAGGCATATACTTAGGTGATTCAATTGGTTCACCTGTTTCATTCTCACCTAATCCAACAGGATATCTTGGACCAGGTGCTATATCTTCAGGGTTCAACATTCCTCTCATTACCATATCGGCATCTTCTTCAGTCGGTCTTATGTCAGATAAACCTTGTCTCATAAAAAATTCGCTTGCATCACGTCCCACAATTCTAACTATTTTTTGCTGACCTTTTACACCTTTGAATAAGAATTGTTGATTCATTGAATGCCAGTACATTATTTGTTTCTTTAGAGCATCTGACAAAAATATCTGATTCATGTTGTCTCTTACATTTCTTGTAAATGCAGTATCTTTAATTTCAGTTGCAGTTACACGTCCTGCATCTTCGGTTGGGTTGGCTTGGCTTGCACCTTGTGACTGTTCACCAAGTGCACTCATCAAACTTCCTAATAACGTCTGATAGATAGATTGAAAATTAGTTGTAACGGCTGTATCTATCTTCATTATCTGAACGTCTTGATTGGGATTATTCATTAACCACTTAGCCTCTGGTGACCAATCTAAGGTATGCATACGCACGTTTATTGGATTAACATGTATAGGTGGTCGAAGTGCAAGTGCAATAGTGTCTGAATAAGCTGACATGTGTGCATTTACTGCCCGTATTTGTTTGGCAACAGGTTCTAGTTCAGATACTCCATATAAATCATCAGGTAAAGGATAATACTTCAAATGAATTACATTTATTTCTCCATGTTTAAATGGATTTTTAATGTCTCTAACTATTACTCCATGATTAGGACTAAAAGTAATCCATCTATCAGGTCTTCTTTCGGTTATTAGAAGAAAAGGAGGATACACCTCATCACTACCCATATAATCAGTAAGTCCGCGCATTGATTTGTTTTTGAGTTGTATTTGTGAATCACGCTTGTCACCTTTACCTTTTGCGTCATCACGAAGAGCATCACGAAGCAAATCTAAATTCTTGTATTTAGCATCTTCACTCCTTGCTGTATCGTTTACTTTTTTGAGTTCATCTAGCGTTACCCAATCCCCATATTGAAACCACTTATTTATGTAGTGATACGAAGGATTAGCATATACAAATCTATTGTTGCATACCTTAAAGTCGGGACCATCATAAAATATTTCTCCATTTCTTTTCTCATAATGCCAATCAACAATTGCGAACGCTGAACCATATTTTCTTGCGTTTTGATCCATCATTATCCATTTGGCAATCATTGAATCACCTAAACGAGTGTTGTCCTCCCATTGATAGTTAAGAAGTTCATTATTAATGTGTGCTCCCAAAGTATCCCCACCCTCACGGGGAACTAGCCTTCCTTTTGGTTTTCCACCTATTAATCTTGCAGACTTTTCAAGGATTGTGGTATAAGGCCGAGGATCAAACATTAGTGAATGATATGGCCAACCGGCTTCGTCAATATATGAAGCAAACATTTTATCCGCATCATCGAAACCGTTTTTTCTGAAGATTCTTTGTTCTAGATCCTCTTTAGCCATTGTGTAGTGTTTGTTAAGGTCAGAAAAGAGTCTAGCCTCTGCATCACTACCTCGTACTGTTAATTCTTTTGTAGCCATAAAAATAGCGGGATTTCTCCCGCCTAAAAGTGCAACTTCGTGCGTTGAATTATTATACTATAAATCTTCAATCTTTGTAGTCAACTCTTCTCCTTGTTCTCTTACTTGAACGTTCATGTTTTCTTTTTGAACGTGTACTATAACTTGTCCCCTACCTGTTCCTATTACAATGTTATGAACTCCTCTTACAATTTGAGGTAAGACTTGTGCATTCACCTTAGTTGTTTCAAGAAACTTAACTAGTTCAAATAAATATTCATAAGGAACTAACGTATTTGGAAACATCTGGTCAAAAAGTTTGGAAGCAATGTCATTGTTATGATCACTTTCTATGTCGTAGATTCCTTTTTCGATAGTTGGTAAGCTACTCATATTATAAACTCCACTTTTTATTTAGTCCTTCGTTTATATTATCATAAGTGCTATCTTCCATGCCAAACTCTGCTGTCTGATACAGTTGCCACGCTATTGCTAAACTCATAACTAAATCATCATGCATACCAGCCTCTGCCTGTGCTTTAACTGTTGATGTTGTTTTAACTACTACAAATGAAAACATCTCCTCTATAGTCGTTTTGTCGTATATTCTTAATAACTTATTATCTATTGCTTCTTTTAATTGAGATAACATAGCAGGACGTGTAGCTGTATTTGTGTCCCATCCGTATTTTCTTGGTTCAGTTGGATTTAGCATACCGACATTTGGCATCATAAACAAACTAAACTTACCCAACCTATTCATACTTGCTAATCTATCCATTTCAAATACTCCACCTGCGTTTCTTTCGTAAGCTACAACTGGTTTGTGACCTGTTATGTCGTGTATCTTTTCAAGTACAGGATATAGTGCGTTAGTCATTTCAGTTGCTATTATCTTTGAGTGGTAAATTAGTGGTACGTCTATTCTTGTTTTACTAAGAAATTGTGCTGCACAATAATCACCCAATCCACTTGAAGTATCAGCAGCAACTACTATTTGTTCACCTGGTTCTATTTTACGAAATTGACGAAAGTTCATATTCTATTTGTTTACCTGCGTTATCTAAGTACCATTTAAGTGATTGTGGATTGAAGTACTGTTCACCGCTTGCTAAAAATGCTTCTATATCTGTTTCCGGATATTCTTGTGAATATAATTGTTTTAGTTGTTTCTTTTTAAGTTCTAAAAACTCATCACCGTAAAAAGCACTTGCCGGATAGAATAGCGGTTTAAATGCTCTTTCACCTAACTTACACTCATCCCAGAAGTTCTTAAATTCGTTGTAACCGTTAGCTGTAGTTTCTATTATTATTCTTCCTGAAGGTACAACTGCTTGTAGTGATCCAGCAAACAGTTTTTCCGGATGCAAGTAAAAAGCAAATTCCGATAAATGTAAATTAGTTATAGTTTTAGACCTTCCGAAATCTACATTCTTTGCGGTTCCTATTGTGTACCTTGACTTGGTTGCTTCGTTATATAGTTCATACTTTGAATTATATTTAAGTGGTACTTTGGTTCCCATTTTGTTTTCATAAGCGCCTATGAAGTGTTTAACCCTATCCAAAAGTTCAGATGCGTTGTCGTCTATATCTGCAACAATAACATTTCTTTGGTTGTCTTTAAGTAGAAAATCAGCAGTAAACAAAGCAAGTATAAGTGAAGAAAACCCTTGTTGGCGTGCTTTAAGTATTACATCATTACCGGAGTAATCTTCTAATAAGTATTTACTTTGTATTGCGTTTAAAATAAACGGCACTTCCTTAGCTTCTTTGTCAACTATGGTAAGCCGTTCTTCTATAAATCTTTTATAATTCAAATTCTTTTCGTTCATCAGACAGTGTTTTATTGAAGTTTACTTGAATTGCTGTTGTTGGGTGTTGTTTGAAGTCCGGATGTCTATTCTTTAAATAAAATATAACTGCTGTCATATCACCATCGGCTGCTTTACTTATTAACACTTGGCGAATTTCATCATTTAAGTCAGCTTCACAATCCAGTATTTCCATAGCAAAGTTATTATCATCTTCTAACCAATTGTAATAAGTAGTTCTGTCTATTTCAGCAATTGAAGCACTATCTGTTATATTTCCATTAGTCTTTTTGTAGGCATCAATAAACTTGCTTTTTTTAAGTTGTCGAATTCGTTGAACGGCTTTTATCTTGTCACTCTGAAGTTTTTTAGACATTACACATTATAACAAATTCATTCTTTCATTATAAATAATGATTGATATTGTTTTAACGACATTCCCCAAAAAAAGAAACCAAAAAGATTCCACCAATCCGAATAATTTTTAATTCTAGTGCTAGCAAGTTCAAGAATCTTGTCTATTTCTTCTT